CTGCTAAGGGAGTATGGGGTGTAGAGCCTCATCGAGGGTTCGAATCCCTCTCGCTCCGCCAAGACACTAGTAAATATGCGGCCTCCGGGCCGCTTTTTTGTTGCGTCCATCATTGTGTCCATCAATGCGCGCGCGCATTAAATTGGCACACGGCACCTCGAGAACAGGGAGCTATCAATGCCAGAAGTTACTCATGACTGTCCACGGTGCGGCGCAAACCATGTGACTTTTGACTGCTTCAGCAATTTGCTCGTGCGAGTTGAATATGAGTGGAAGTCCACCTTCGAGGTCTTCAGCGTCTGCAGGCGTTGCCAACGATCAACCGTCCTTTTGCTCGCACTTGTCGACATCGAACATCGGGCCGCCGTGCAGCAACCGGAGTTTTGGAAGCGCGACATCTCGCTCAACAGGTTCTTCAAGGTTTTAGGACATGTTTCATTGAAGGACAAAGACGCCTCACCTCCTCCTGAAAATTTGCCTGCGGGCGTAGAAGCGGCGTATGCGGAGGGTGCAACATGCGTTGCGGTTGGGTGTCACAACGCTGCTGCAGCCATGTTCCGACTGGCGTTGGATCTCGCCACAAGCCCTCTCCTGCCAAATGAAAGCGAGCCGGAGCCATCGTGGAAAGTGCGCCGCGATCTAGGTTTGCGCATCCAGTGGCTGTTCGCCAATGGAAAGTTGCCCGGTGACCTCAAAGATTTGTCTGATTGCGTGCGCGAAGATGGTAACGATGGGGCGCACAGAGGCAACGTTGAGAAGGTAGATGCGGAAGACCTGCGTGACTTCAGCTTCGAGTTGCTTGATCGCCTTTATTCGGAGCCTGGTCGACTTCTCGCTGCGAAGGCGCGACGGGAAGCGCGCCGCTCTGCGGCAAGGGGGGAGGGCGTTCGGTTAGTCAAAACAACGACGCCCGGCAACAAAGGACGGTGATGGACGACGCTGCAGACATCAGAGCCAGTGTGATGGGCTTTCAGATTGCATATGGCTCTGCCATGCGCGCTCTCATAAAAACACACCCCGATCCCCTCGCGCTTGTAGGTGCAATGAATTTGGAGCATCAGGAATCTATTGCGCTGCTAACTGCGTCGATGGCGCCGGATGAGGTGATAGAGGCGTTTCATGTGGCTTGGACGATGGTTGGGCCAGACCCTTCTTAGAAGTTGCGCACCGAATTAGGTTGCCGCGCGTCGTAGCGCACGCATCTCTCAATCGTGACAGCTCGGCTGACCGGCTCCACAAATGCGCATCGCGTTGCGCACAATCTCGACCAGCCTTTTGACAGCTACGCCGGCACGTCATAGCGGCTGCCTGGCTTTATCCGGCCCCCTCCGACGGGCGTGTCATTGGGCGGGGGTGCAACGTCCACCAGCCATTCCTGCGCGACCCACGCACCGTCCTCGTGAGCGAGCCCCGAGAACACGATCGTTGATTGCTCTCGCCAGCACTCTTTGACCTTCGCGTCACTCAATTCGTACGTGCCTGGGCAGCTTCGTACCTCCGCGAACTCGAGTACCTTGACGAGGCTTTCGCCAGCGATGAACTTCTTCGTCAGCAGCTCGCCGCGCATGGTCTTGCGATCATTTGCGCCAATCCAGTGGCCTCCCTTGCGGAGCTGGGTCATCGTCACGCGCATGGCTGCGTGTTGTCAAGGATTGGACGAGGTGCTGGCGACGGGCTCAAGCCATGACCGCGCCGCATCGCTTGGCGTCATGGAGCGCAAGCGCTCGTCGCGCCACAAGTCGCCCGCAAGTTCCTCAAGCTGCCCGGGATCGACTGTGCGCCACTGCTGTTGAAGCACATGAGCACATGCGGCAATCCAGATGTCGGCGGGAAGCGAGTCCATTCCGTAGATTCTACAGATAGACTGTACATAAATACAGTATTCCGACATGCGGTCAGTTGGACGCGTCTGGCTGCGCAGGCATCTAGAGACGTTCCTGCATCGACTTGACGAACGCCTGGCCCCCGTACCACTCCTGCGACTCGGGATCGAGCGCATGGAAGAGAGCCAGCGCGAGCGCCACGTCTCCGCGGCATGGCTCGCCACCTTGAAAGATAGGCCGAGGACCAGGCCGGAAAATCGTTCCGCGCGCCCATGCGGGCAGGGGTTGGATGTGAACGACGATCATGTTTTCGGTTCCTTTTTGATGCTCGCGCGCACGGCATTCGAGCGTTTAATCCAAGCCTCGGAAATGTCGCGTTCGGCCTGACGCGCTTCGATCTGCTTCAGCTTGCGCGGGGAGGGGCTGGCTAACGGTGCACGTTGCTTAGGGGCTTGGAACGGCAGCACGACGCGCGCGGCGGCGATGCGCTGGCCATCCGCTGGTTCATCACCACGCACGACCGCCTCGAGGTACTCCAGGGCGTCCCGATAGGTACGGGGTGTGCGGGGTATCTCCGCACGTTTCGTCGTGCCCTTGGGCCTTCCTGCGCCGGCCCGTGGGCCTCCGTGTCCTGCTGCCATATTTATTCAAGATGCTGGGTTTGGTGAATTGGCGAGAGGATGTGGGGTGTCCTGGAAACGGTTCATCTCAGGATGGCGGAGGCCCCGCCCCCGGGCCTCGTCAGGTAATTGCGTCCTGCACGATGCCGCGCACCTCTTGCAGGTCGGGCGGAAGCAGGGCGCGGCCCGTGGCCTCAAGGTCGGGATGCCCCGGACACTCGGCCCATAGATACAGGTGGCGCCGGCCCTTGCACACCGCAGTGGTTGCGTGGCGCAGGGCAAGGCCATCAATCTGCTTGAGGCAGGCGGCGAAGGCGTCAGGCCATCGTGCGCAGGCTTCATGCAAAGCGATGGAACTCTCATCTGCAGGACGCGCGGCTTCGGGTCGTTCAGCGATGTTCATGGGGCTTCTCCAAGGTAGTTAAGAGGGGGATGCCGGGTTGAAAGGTGTGGCTGAGCAGCTTCACGCTGCCATCGGGAGCGTTGAGACGGCGTGTGGCCCGTGTGCCGCGCCCCGCTGGCACAGCGACCAGACTGATTTCCACGAGCTCATAGCGCGTGTGCTTGAGCCCGCCGCCAGGCATCGGGACGGACTCCAGCGGCATGAAGCCGATGCTGTACGACAGGCCGCCCATGTTGATCAGCTCAAGCGCCTCATTGGCCTTTGAGGAGTTGCCAAGCAGCGCGGTGATGTGCAGGCCATCGGCGCGCACCTCGATGCCATCGACGACACCAAGGGGTTCCGCGTGTCGGTGTGACCACAAAAGTGGTACAGGCAGCGTGAACTGCGCGCCAGCGGGCACCACCACCTCATTCTGGCGGTCCACCAGCGGGGTACTGGCAACGCCACGCAGGCGGCGGCTCGCAGCGCCCTCCGGCGGAGCAAACTTGGTGATGAGTCGAACGAACGTCGGTTTCATCACATGCCCTCCAAGATCGCAACGCTGCCTTCGCGAGCGACGTCCCACGCTGCGTGCACCGTCGATTTGAAGGCTATCGAATTCGTTTGAAACATGCTTACAACTTGCGCCGGAGCCGTTGGGTTGTCGGCCATCACGAGCGAGGTGTGGCCCGACTGAGCAAGTTCGATCGATTCCCAGTTCGCGACGATGCCGCCAGCATCGACCATCAGCAGAGGCGAGCCGTTCGAGGTGGGCGCGATGTGGCGCGTCGTATAGGTCGGCACGCCGAACAATCGACCGCCATTCGGACCGAGGTCGATCTGAGGATTGCCGCCAGCGGCTAATGCCAAGCGCACAGCAACGGCGGGTGTGGTGACGAACGCGGAGGTCAGTAGGTCGCCACCATAGATTTCCAGTAGCGATGCGAGGTCGTCGGCGAGGTTACCCGTGGCTGCGATGCTCGGCGCATCGTGAGCAATGCCGGCGGGGCGCTCGCCAGGCACGCCCGGATCAGCCGACAGGAATGCAACGTCGAGAACACCGGCCACGGCGTTGAGCAGGTCCTCCTGCACCAGCGACTCGGCCAAGGGGTTGCCCAGCGATTCCTTCGTGCAGACCACAATCCCTGCGACCGTTGCCGGCTTGAGCGTCGAGCCCTCCAGCACTTGGCGGCTCAGCGGCACAGGCGCAGCTTCCGCGACAAAGTGTCCGAGAGCACCACTGGCGACCGCCGACACGCGGATGTCAAAGGGCACTCGCCGGAGACCCAGCAGGCGGCCGAGCACGCTGCGCTCGACGGCCAAACCCAAAAATGCCCGCGCTTCGGGGTCGATATCGGCTCGGCTGAGTGCGTCGATCGTCGCTTTGACGATGATCGGGCCTGCGTCCCCCCATCGACTACGGGCTTCGTCGTCACCCATGCCCATCGCCTTCGCGATGGCTTGACGTGTGAAGGCCTGAGCCTGCAGTGCCGGGGTAGGTCCCGTACCGATGAGTGTTTTCAGATTGTCGATCGCGCGATAGGCGACGGCGGTCTCGAGGTAGTTCATGGAGGATCTCCGGTGTGTTGCGACAGAACCAAAATACGCAGTCACTCAAAAATCAATCGCCTTTTGCGATTTTTTGCAGTCGCTTGATGGCCTCGGGAATCGCTCGAACCTCTGGCACAGATGCGCAACGCTCACGTAGGCTGTCGAGCACAGCGGTGCAGCATTCAAACCACCCCACAGTGAAGGGGCCGGCCATGCGCCGTTTCGCGGGTTCGTTTTGGATGCTGTTGAAGGCCTTCTCCGTCGCGACCGCCACCATCTCGGGGATTCCCTGCGCCAGCTCCAAAATCAGCGCATCGTGCTCGTCGGCTCCGCGCCAGTTGCGCACCACGTCAGGGTCCACGAGCAGTGCGCAGCCTCTGCCTTTGCGTCCCGGTACATGCGGGCAGCCCTCACGGCACCAGCGACGTAGCGTCCCAGGCGGTACACCCAGGACCCTCGCGGCTTCCGCGATTGGCAGCGCGCTCACGGTCGGACTCCTACTCTTCGGTGCTCGGTCAGTCCGATCAGTAAGGTCAGTCTTTTTGCATCCTGCTCACGGGAATTCAGAACAGCCATCCATGGATCAGGAAGCACACACGTGAGAGAAAGCTGGTGGTGGGGATGTAAATTCACTGACTCCACCTACTTACCTGATTGCCCGGGCGGCCTTGATCTGGCTCGCGAGGCTGAGCTGACGCAGGGCGTACACCGTCTGGCGCTTGCCCAGGATCTTGAAGAGGCCGTCATCCGCGTCAGGGTTGCGCACTGGCACGTAGCCCACGCGCTCGAGCTTGTGAGGCAGCGAGCGGCGATTGCGGCGGTCCTTGAGCTCGCCGGCCAGGTCGAACAGTTTCAGGGCCTCCGCGCCTTGGATCAGGTCGATCAGAGTCAAACACTCGGGATCGCCACACTGCTCGAGCACGTCGCGCAGTTCGCCGGACTCGGGCGCTTCACCCGCCTGCACCATGGCCCAGAATGCCGCGGTCTTGGGTGGTGGTGCCTTGGGGTCAAAGCCGCTTAGGTCGAGCTGGCGCAGGTAGGCGACGACGTGGCCTATGCCGTTCTCGTACCAGCCGTACAGCCGCGTCCAGTAGTCCGCATCGAACTCCTCGCGCTTGGCCTCACTCCATGCCACGAAGTGCCGGCGGTCATCGGCGGGCAGGTACAGGCCGTCGGTCTTGTGATTGGTCGTGATGATCAGGCCGCAGACGTTGGCCACGTAGTGCTCGCGCAGATTCTTCTCGTCGACGCGCAGCACGTCGGGCGGTGCGGCGATGTAGCCCTTGCTGTGATCGTAGAAAGCGTAGCGGTCGACGTCGCCCAGGTCGCGCGCTTCGTTGACCCGGATGACGGTAGCCTTTGCCCAGCCGTTGAAGCGGCCCAGCATCTGCGCGGGTGCCACGTCCTGCCAGTTCCACGGCCCGACGCCGGCCTTGATGGGCTCCAGGATGGTGTCCTTACCAATGCCCTGCGACCCGCCCAGCACCAGGGCATGATTGCATTTGTCGCCCGGGAATTGGATGCGGTGCGCGAGCCACATGGTGATGTGGTCAGCCTCGGCGGGATACACGCGGTGCAGGTGGTCTAACCAGGGCTTGGCGAGATCTGCATCTCCCGCGATATCCATCGGTGGCCGGTACAGGTTGAACACCGTGGCGCCCACGTGCGGCGCCCAGCCCGACACCTGCATGACGCGGTCGTGCACGAGCATGTCTTCGGACGGATGCCAAGTCATCTGTTCGATGGGCCTATGCCGATCGAGCCAGTCCGAAGGGCGCACCGCCTTCTCGCCCTTCATAGGCCAGTTCACGCGGCCGTTAACGCTGCTCGACGGCCACAGTTCACGCGTGGGCACGAAAAGGTAGTTGTGGCTCGGCATGTGCGCGAAGAAGTCAGTGATGGAGACTCCCGCGTCGGCACGAATTCCGTCCTCTCCTACCGCCTGCGGCACCGGCTTATCCCGTAGCACCTCGCGCTGCCTTGCGGCGGCGCCGAGGATGGTGCGGGGTAGGTAATCGTGACGCTCCCATTTTTCCCGCACCAGCTCAGACTGGCGCATGAGACGCTCCATGCGCTCACAGTTGCAGCCGGTCCAGAAGGCCAGGTGCGCGGCCAACGCAGCGTCAGCGCTGGACTCGTCATAGGCACGTAGCGGATCCGGGTAGGCTTTGGAGAGCGCGTCTACGTTGCGCGTCCATAGGTCTTCAAAGGTGGCTCGCACCGCAAAGTGCGACGCAGCGCTGCGTGACTGCCTGGCGCGGCGGATCAGATCAGCGTCGTCCTCGGAACCGCGCCAGTCGGCGCGGGGTTCTTTGGACCATTCGCCATCGGGCAGACCATCACCCGTGCGCGGCGGGAAATACTCGGCGACCATCGCGGCAAGCGCCGCGGTGTGGTCCGTCGAGGCGTCACCCACAGCGTGCGTGCCGGTCAGCGCAACGCCGCGGTACTCGGTATAGCACTCGATTTTTAGCGGCACGTTTTTGCAAGCGTGGGGCGGTGCGGTGCCGCGCGCGATGATGTGCAGCCCGCGCCCGCTTTGCGACACCTCGACGGCCGCGCCGGGGAAGCGCGCGCACAGTGCGACAGCAAGCGGCGACCAACCCTCGGCCGTCAGGCAGTCGTCAATGTCGATGAAAAAGAGACAGTTGCCCGGCTGGAAGCTGAAGCCCACGAGGTAGGGCGCGCCCAGGGTGGCGGCACGTGCGCACGCCGTCGCAGCGTCAACCCAGTTGCTCGGCACGTGCGCGTCGGCCGCCTCGAGCGTGTGCGCATTGACCGGCACTTTGCGAGGCTTGGGCTCACCTTGGACCTGCGTGACGCGGTAGAGAAAGAATTGCGGGTACGTGGCGAGGTGCGCCAACGCCGGCGGGAGTGTCAGCATGCACCCTCCTGCTCAAGCCAGGTGGCCAACTCATCCAGTGAGCTAAATGGGCGGGTGAAGCACCAGCGCGTGGCTATCCACTCAGGCCGGCCACGGTCGTCGCGCTGTGAGTGCAGCACGATGCCCAGGAGCGCGGCACGCGCGCGGAGAGTAGCTTCGCGCTTGTCGATCGGTGGTTTGCGTGCGAAACTTCGGGCGTCTGATGTTTGGTCTGCACACTGCCCCGCACCACCGGGGCTTTGTGCTTTTTGGGCGGTCACTGGGGAACCGCCTTCCCCTGCGCGTCACGCCATGCGATCAACTGATCGCCCGGGATGACCGTGCAGCGCGCGCTAAGGCGAATAGGTTGCGGGAAGTCCGGACGCTCTTTGATCCAGCGCCAGAGGGTTGCAGTGCCGATGCCAAGCAGTTCGGCGGCTTGCTTCGGTCGATAGGACCGCGATTCGAGGTTCGCCATGTGTCGCCCCAAGTAGCCCCGCTATGCCTTACGGCTGCGGTATGGGGCGAGTGTGCGAACGGTTAGGGGCTAACTTTGGGACAAAAAATCGAGGCGGCGAACTCGGTCAACGAAGGCTGAAGGGTTCGTGCCGTCGATCGTCTCCCTGCGCAGAAGAGCTAGCAGTTTGTCGGAGGGAAGTTCGCGCAATGTCATGACTACATCAACCGGCAATACGCGCATACGCCGTTCGATCTCGTTCTTCATTACCTGGTGGCGATGCTGAAGCGAGCCCAACTCTTGGCCCACCGATTGACGCTGCCATGATTTCCGGACCCAAGCCTCGGTTTGATTCATTCGGCCAGCTACACGCTTAACGGCACGAGTGATTGCACCGTATGTGCGGGGGTCTGCCTCCATAGCACGCTGCACCTCGCACGCTGCCTCAAGTGCGAGCCGATTCAAGTCCCCCAACCGCGCATGCTTCGGTCGGCCACGGCCACTGCCGGGCTCTGGAAACGCTCCCATGGCTCGAAGCTCTTTAAGGCTCAGGCCTTTCGGACTTTGGGTCCTTTTGCTGGATTCCATGGCGTCTGAATAGGTTATGTCGGTTAAATCGGTTTGCGTCTGACGTTTGTCAGCCTGCCACCGCGCGCCTACCTTTGAGCTGCACAACCTTGCCGGATTGCTGAGGCGTGTCCAGGAACTTCGCCCAAGCGGTCATCAGCACGCGACGACGCTCCACCATGTCGCTGCGCGCGTACGCCTGCTCCACGGCATCACCCACGGTGTGCGACAAGGCAATTTCCACCAGCTCACGTGGAAACTCGGTGTGATCCATCGCCCAGGTCTTGAACGCGGCGCGCATGCCATGCGGCACTGCGTCGACTTCCATGCGGCGCAGAACAGCGGTCAGTGTCATGTCGCTGAGCAGGCTCCCACGCGGCGCGGGGAACAGCAGATTGTTGTCCTTGATGCGTGGCAGAGCCTTGAGCAGTTTCACGGCGTGCGCGGACAGCGGGACGCGGTGCAGCCGCCCGGCTTTCATGCGCTCGCCCGGCACAGTCCAGAATCCGCCCTCGAGGTCTATCTCGCTCCAGGTGGCGCCGCGTACCTCGCCACTGCGGGCAGCCGTCAGGATGGCGAACTCGAGCGCACGCGCCGCGGTGCCGGCGGCCTTGCGCAGCTTGAGCATGAAGGCATGCATTTCGCGCGGAGGGAGCGCACGCTGGTGCACCACCGTTTTGATCTTGCTGGGCTTGGGGAATAGCTCGGACAGGCGCCCTCTCCACGTGGCCGGGTTCTCGCCAGTGCGCCACCCGCTCGCGCGCGCAAAGTCCAGCACTTTCTCGACGCGCTGGCGCACGCGAGTGGCCGTCTCGGTCTTTTCGCGCCAGATAGGCCGCAGCACCTGCTCTACATGCGCCTGTGTCACATCGGACACCAGCACGTTGCCCATGTAGGGGCTGGCGTACGTGGCTAGCGTGTTTGCCCACTGTTGGCGGTGTTTGACGTTGCGCCATTCGTCGCCCTTGGCATCCATAAAAGACGTCACCGCCTCGTCGAACGTTTTGGCCTTGGCCTGCTCGGCGATCAGTGCGGACTTGGCTTTCTGCTTGGCCAGGATCGGGTCTGTTCCCTTTTCGATCAGCAGACGGGCCTCACGCGCTTTCTCACGCGCCCCCGCCAGCGTGACGGAGGGGAAGCCGCCCAGGCCCATATCGCGGCGCTTGCTGCCCACCGTGGCGCGCAGCACCCATGTCCGGGCGCCTGTAGGCACCACCTTGAGGTACAGCCCGCTCACGCCGCCCACGGCATGCCAGCCCGGCTCCTTCAAGCGCTGCACCTGCAGAGCTCCTAATTCCTTCGCCACACGCACCATTGCAGACCCCTTCGATATGTCCATCTTCATGTCCATCAATGGACGAGAGATTGAACGATACCACGCGCGACGACGCGGGTCTATTGCCATCGAAGCGTCATAGGAGAATCCGATAGAATGACGCGTTTTGGGGTGTTGTGAGACGCTGCTTTTGCGGACTCTCGCTCCGCCAGTTATGCCAGGCGCCCCAGACGCGGGCTTCTGAACACCAAGCCCCACCGCCCATGGCCGTGGTGCTTTTTCACGTCCCGCCGCGTGGCGGCCGTGGCCGTTTTGATCGT